CCGAGCGTCGGAATAATCCGCACCGGCAACTGCGCGGCGTCTGACCAGTTCGGTTGCGTCGATAGCCGCCGGACGGGAACGACGGCGTTGTTGTACTGCACCGCCAGCCCCGCCAGCAACTCAATGACGTCGGTGACGCTGCTAGACGACATCGCGGTAGCGCTCCAATACTGAACGAACATCATCCGGCAGCGCCGACGGCAGCAGCACTAACCCGCCGTCTGCGACGGTCGGGCGGTCCGGGTCGTTCGCCGTCCCCCGCTGTCGGTACATCCACGCCGCCAGGCGAATCGTCGCGTGGACAATATCGGCGGGAGGGGTGATGCTGTAGCCCCAGCGCGCGGTGATCGTCGCTTGTTGTGATGCGCTGCACCAGCGCTTATCGCGCCGCGCGAGGACGGTGTACGGCGCGTCGGGCGGGTGCGTGTCGATTTCGGTAAGCGGGATCGCTACACTGTCGCCGTCTGCCGCGCCGACGAGTTGCGCGATGTAGACGCCCGACGGCAACAGCAGATAATCCCGCTTCAGCAGTCCGTCCCACAGCATCAGTTCGCGCCCGAACGTCCGAGATGCCGCCGCTGGCGCACTGAACGTCTTGCGCGTCATCTGCTCAATAACCGCAGTTGCGCGCACGAGCAGATCGGTCAGCAGCGCATCGTCTGCGGTTGATGTGACGCCGAGATACGTCTTGAGTTGCGCCAGCGTTGCGTACATCCGTCACCTCACAACACGCGCGTCCAGCCGGACGGCAGCGTAGCCGGAATGTCGCGCCCGGGGAACGCCGAAATCTCAATCGCAATCTGCGCCGTACCCGTTCCGGCGATGCGTACAAACATATGCGATGCGTGCGTTTTCGCTGCGTATGCCTCCGCACCGGTAACGAAAATCTCGTAAGACGAGTTCGACGCCAGCGACGTAATCGCCTTATCCGTCAACTGCGCCGAGTTGTTTGTGTTGTTTGTGTCGTTGACGTGCACTTGCAACGACGCGGAGCCGGTCACCGTCCCGGTGTGCGCGACGATGCGCACCGCCTGCGCGTTTGCGATGCTGACAACCGCCGTATCCGCCCCGGAAGCCGCTGCGTTGAAGTAGCGCAGCAGCGGCTGGATGGTCTCCTGAACAAGCATCGTATGCTCCTCCTTCGCGCTGTCACAACACCCGCTCTTCTTTTATTTCTATGCAGTGTTGTGACAGCCTGACTGTTGTGACGCCCGCGCCGCCCGCGGGTTGATCATCAGTAGTGTCACAACACCTGTATCTCTTTTATTTATACAGCGTGTTGTGACAGCCCGCCCGACCTTCGCCTAACCCAAACGTAGTACGCCCCCGCCGCCGATGTCATCAGTAGTGTCACAACACCTGTATCTCTTTTATTTATACAGCGTGTTGTGACACCCCGCCTATTACGTACCAGCCGCGATCTCAACGAACGGGCTGACCGTGTTGTTGCCCGCGCCGTCCGCCAAAATCAGCGGCGCGTTGACCAGCGGCGCGCCGTCGATCCGCACACCGAACAACCACACCGACTGCCGCTTGAGGAAGCGCACGTGCTCGCTGAAGGCGACGCTGAACGATGCGCGCTCCACCATCGCGTAGTACGACAGATCGGCGAGAATGAGCGATCCGGCGCTGGTGACGGTCGGCAGATGCTCGCTGTACGCAATCGGGATGCCCGCCAAAGTATCACCGTAGACAAGCGACTGCCCGTTGACGGTGTACAGCAGCGTTTCCGCCAACCGCGTCGCCATCAACCGAGACCGCCAGAACGGATGGGCGATCCAGACGGCGGTTGCGCTGCCGGGAAGCAGCCGCTGGATCATTTGCAGAATAGTGTTTGTGTCGTTCTCGACCTGCGTACCGCCCGTCGCCCGCGCGACGCTGATCGATGCGGGGTGCCCGATAATCCCGCGCGGCTGACCGACGCCGGTTCCGCGCAGCATTACCCGCGCCTTGAGCACCGCGTAGGCGCGCCCGAACAGCGACACCAGCGTATCCTCCAACGCCTGTGGCGCGTCGGTGATCAGCTCGGTCGAGGCGGCAACGTAGGCGTCCGCCGCGTGCGGGCGGAAGATGCGCTGCTCGAATTTCGGCTCGCTCTCCTGAACATCAGCGCTCTGCTCGCGCCAGATAAGCCGCACCCCGCCCACCAACGCGCTGCTTTCAACGTTCGGCGTTTGGTCTTGTTCGAGCACCGGCAGCGCCAACTCTGCCGCGTTGGTGCGCAGCATCAGCGGACCGCGCCCGGCGGCAACAAGTTGGTCGAACAGCATTGGCGCGCCGACCGAGCGGATGCGCTCTTCAAACTGCGTCGGTACAAGGAACCCGCCGCTCGCGCCGGTCGTTTCGTCCAGCGCTTTGCTGCTTTTGTACACCGCGCGCAGTCGTTGGGTATCGCCGGTTGCGACGCACTTCAGAAAGTCGCCGAACGATCCTTCGCTTTCCGCAGCGGGCGTCGCTACCCCGACGTTCTGCGCCTTCACCGCCGCCGCCACCTCGTCACGCAGTCGCGCGGCGATCTCGGCAGCGAGTTCCGACTGATTCATCACGATTTCCGTCATCTCTTCCTTCTCCTCCTTCTACTTGATGACTAACCGATAGACGTTTCGTAGCATTGTGCGCGGCTCGGCGGGCGTCGGCGTGATGCTCGCGTCCAGCCCTAAAAGCCAGCGTTTGATGTGGAGCGCCTTCCCCGCCGGTTGACGCACCACCAGATGCGCTGCGGTTCCGCTTGACCAGCCCAGTTCCGGCGCGATCTGCGCCAAATAGCGATATTTCGCGTCGAGCAGCCCGCGAATGATAACCCCCTCATCGGTCAGTTCCAGCGCGCCGTAGCCGATCTGATCCTCGATGAGGATAACCCCGCTCGCCGTTTTGACCGGCTGCGCGTGGTTCAACCAGATCGGCGTTTCGCGCAGACGACCGAAGTCGGTTTCCCGCGTGAAGAACTCGTTTTCGAGGTCAACGGCGTCGGGACTGCCGAACACCACGAGCAGCCCCTCAACGTCGCCGCTCTCGACTGCTTTCAGCGCCGCGCCGGGCGCGGTCTGCCATTCCATCTCTCACCTCCCCCTCTCCTTCAGCACCGCAAGCGCTTCCTTCAGCGCCGCCTCTGCCGCGTCCTTCAGCGACGCCCAGCGCCCGCGATGCACCCGCGCTTGCGGCATTCCGTAGACGTACCGCGCGTAGGACGCGGTGTTCTCGACGATGCGCGACGTTTTCGACAGTTTCTTTATCCGCAACTTCTGCCGTAAGTTCCCCGTTCGCCGGTAGCGCGATCCGGCGGGCGGCGGCGGATAGATTTGCATCACGCTGTGCGCCGCTGCTGCGCCCGCGTCAAGCGCGGCTTCGATCCGCGCTGCACGCGGCAGCAGTTTGCGTAGTGCGTTATCGAGATCGACAGAGACGCTAACCCGCATTTACCCGCTCCAGTCTGACGCCGCACCGACAGCGCGGGTGCGCCGGGGGCCCGCTCCGCCCGCCCCACTCGTCTTCGCGCTTGCCGTGCAATGCGCCGCAGATCGGACACACGCGCTCGTCGTTGGCGGTCTCCCAGATCATCACATACTCCAGATTGTGCTCGGCGCGCAATCCGTCGCGGTACGCCCGCACGCCCGCGGCTGCGGCTTCAGTCGCAGCCGTGATTGCGACGGTCTCGGCGCGCTTCGCTCCAACGACCGGTTCGATCATTGCAACGAGTTCGGCGCGGTCAGCGCCCGGCATCCGTCGCCACGCCGCGACCGCGCGGGCGATGTAGTCGCGCGTGTACGGATAGAGCAACTCCTCAACTTGCCGCCGCGTCGCTTCCTCAGCCCAATCCGCCAGCAGTGCGTCAACGTTGACCGCGACGCCGATTTCTGCGCGCATTTCGTCGGCGAACAGACGCGCGATTGTCTCGATGTTGCGGCGCATCGCGGGATAGAGCGTCTCGCTGAACATCTGCGCCGTAATCTCGTCTGCGCCGTCGAGCATTACCTGACGTAGTTGCAGAAACGCACGCTTGAGATCGCGGTAGAGTTGCACTTCGTGCGGCAGCAGTTCCGCTTCGTCGTCTTTCTTCAGCGACTTCGCCGCGTCGTCTGTCGGTTCAGCGCCGTTGACGCCCGCCAGCCGCAGCGCTGTTCTCACATCGAGACCGGCAGCAACCGCCTCGCGCGCAATCGCCAGCCGGTTGCGCAGCCGCAGCAGTTCTTGGTCTGCCGCGTCCTCAACGAACTGCGGGAGGTCAAGCCGCGCCCGCGCTTCGTTGAGCGTGAGCACCGGCTGACCGGTCAAGCGCTGAATTGCTTCCGCCTTTTCCAGTTCCGCGTTTTGCACTGCGTCGATGCGCGCCTCGTTGCAGCGCAGCGTCTGGTTGTACGCAGCGAAATGCGGTTGCAGCATTGCGGTGATCTCACGCGCGCGGGTGAGGATCGTCAGAAGAATGAACGTCTGGTAGTCGCGCAGCGCGGTCGCGTAGTTGCTGGCGTTCGAGAATACCAACGACATTGGAACTTGAAACGCAGTAATCATCACTTCCGCTGCGCGCTGGAGCAGTTCCGGCTGGATCGCGTCGGACAGCGTATCGCCCAGCGTCACCGTTTTGATCTCGCTCGACAGTGCGAGGTGTCGGAACGCATTACGAATACCGCTGACCAACTGCCGCAGCCACTGCTCGAACCGCGAACGTTCGGCGTCGGTCGGGCGCTGGGCGAACATCCACACCGTCGGTCGCACCGCGCCGCGCTCGAAATAGGCGGTTTGATACCGCTCCGCCGCCAGCAGTGCGCGGGCTTGCGTGAGCGCGGTCGTCACCAGCCCGACGCCGGGTTCAACCTCGCTTCTTACGGACGGTTCCCAGATGTGCAGCAGTTCGGTTTCCGGCTCCAGCCGGATTTCGGCGTTGTTCACGCGCCGGACAAACCCGACCAGCCCGCGCCGCGCGTCGGTGACGGGGGTGATGGTGCGCGGGTGCAACCGACGCAGACCGAGCGGCGCTGCCGGATCGCGCAGCAGATACGCTGCGCCGTAGAGACACAAATCAATCTCAATCCCGCGAATGAGCGCAGCCAGTCGCTCGGCGTCGAATGCGACCAGCGTACCGCGCCGGGTGGTAATTTCCCACGGCAGCGACGCGAGGGCGTTCGCCCGCAACGTCACCGCCGTCCGCACCACAGCGACGCGCTCATACGCCGTCTCGACATCAACCGCATCGCCGTCGCCGGTAAACACGCCCGTCCACGCGGACGGAAGGAAATCCTCCAGATTGAGCGCCTTGATGTCGTAGCGCTCAGACGGCGACAGTACGAGTTGTGCGGCGGGCTTATACATCAAACAGCACCTCTGCGCTCTGCGACGCGCCCCACACCGCCAGCGCGAGCGCGATTACCCCGTCGTCGTGACAGCCTTCCGGCGCGCTGTAGCGGGCGCGACCGGACGCGGAAATATCGACGCTGTACATCTCTAACTCGTTGAGCAGCCACTCCAGCGCGGGGAGCGTAATCGTTCGCTGCTCCAGCGCCAGCGCGAGCGTGTCAATCAGCAGCGGTTTCGTTGAGATTGTGGTTGTAAACGCCTGCACCGGCAGCCCGGCGCGCTGAAGCTCCTCGATGTTCGGCGCGCCGATGCTGTTCGCTTCCGCGATCACCGCGCCGCGCCCGTTGCGTTCCCAGAACGCCAGCAGCGCGCGGCGTTGGGTTGCGAAATCCACACCAACCAGACGCTCCACATCAACGACGCACCGCGTCTGCGGGTCAAGCGCGGCAAATACGGTTGCGTCCTCGTAGCGCCCCCAGTCAACGCCGATCACCGCTGCTTCGTTGCTGCGCTCGATTGTTCCGACGCACGCGCGGACGTTGCGGAACACCGCGCCGCCGTCGTCTAAGAACTCTGCGTCGAGTTCTTGCCACGCCGCGCGTTCGGTCATTGCAGATCGCAGCAGCGCGATGTCTGCGGGGTCGAGGCGCGGATTGTCACTCGTTGAACGTCGCACCGTCGCCCAGCGCGGATCGTCCAGTGCGGTCTGGTGGATACGCCAGAAATCCCCCTTCCCCTTCGGCGTTCCCGCCAGCACCGCGCGCCCGCGCCGGTCAAGCAGCGCGGGGATGAGGTTCTCGCGCCAGATTGTTTCGAGATTGCGCACCAACCCCGCCTCGTCCACCACAATCAGATCGTACCCGCGCGACCGTCCGGCGTCCTCGTTGTCCAACGACCAGAACTCAACGCGCCCGCCGGTTGTCGTATCGATCCGTCGCTCTGCTTTGTATTCCGTTGCTGCCGGTGCACGCAGCGTTCGTCGCACTTGTTCCCAGACGGGCAGCATCAACTTATACGTTGGAGCGAAATATCCGACCGTCTGCCGGTGCACCAACGCCGCCTCGACCAACATTCGCGCCAATAAGTGCGATTTCCCCCAACGCCGCCCGGCGCGCAAGTGCACGAACCGCGCGCTGCGGGTCTGTTCCGCAACGGCGCGCTGGTCGGCGTGGAGGTGTGGAAGTCGAACCTCATACCGTTTTAACGAACGCCGCCTCATCAACGATCACCAGCACGTTCTGATCGGCGTTCGGTTGCTCATCGAACTGCGACAGAAACAGCCGCGCCGCAGCGACGCGCGCGCTTGCCGGCTCGCTGTCGTTGACAACGATCATAAACAGCGCACGCAGCACTGCGGCGCGGGCTTCATCTGTCAGCAGTTCTTCAGTCGTCATTTGTACTTGTAGTACTTCCGAGCGATTGCTTCAGCCTCAACCTCGCTCAGCGGAATGTGATACGAAACGCCGTACCCAATGATCAACGCCAGCGCCGATTGCACCTCTGCGGGAAGGTCGATCCCCGCGAACTCACGCAGCGCCCACGCGAGAATAACGACGGTCGCAGCGGCGAGTGCGCCGTAGGTGATCTTATCCAGCGGTTGCGAAAAGGGAAGGTTCATTTCCTCCTCCTACTCCTCTCTCTCTCTTCAGAGGGGCGCTGTGTACCCCTCACTTTAATTGTACAGCAAAAGCCCATACTTTTCGTACACCAGATCGCGGCGGCGCGCGGGTGTCACAACACCTGCTTCTCTTTTATTTCTATAGAGTGTTGTGACACTGCTGATGGAATAACAGCGGTCGCGGGGGAGTACTCCATTCGGGTGAGGCGACGATCGGGACTGTCACAACACTGCGTATAAATAAAAGAAGATCGAGTGTTGTGACGCTGCTGAACAAACAGAAACCCCGCCGGCGTCGGCGGGGTGTGGGAACAGCGGGGCGGGGGTTATTCGATTCCCAGCGCGTACTCTATCAACCACCCACGCCAGCCTGCTCGCGCTTCATCGAGCGAGTTGTACACTTCGTAGTAGTAGTAGGTGCGCGGGTCAGGCGTCGCGTCTGGGTAGGGATCAACTTCCCACTCGATCTCCTGAATGTAGATAGACCCATCCTTAGCCTCGAAGACGATAGCAACCCCGCCGTTTGTTGTATAGTCATTCCACGCCCGCCCGTTGTCCCAAGTGTAGGGACGACCAAGCGGACGCGCCTTGATGCGCACCCGCTCGTAGTCTGCAACCCCGTCCTTCGGGACGGGGCCGTTTAGAATAACAACGTCTCGAAACATCGCTTTCCTCCTCTACTCGCCGCGCCGCGCGTCCTCGTAGCGCAGCGCCTCGACCAGCCGACGCGCATCCTCGACGAACGCGCGCCAGCCGACCGGCTGTCCGCGGTACTCAACCGCGTAGTCTTTCGACTCGCGGTCGAACAGAATACGGTAGTCGCTGCCTTCTTCAATGACGATTTCACGCGCGGGGCGCGGTGCGGGGGCTGAACGTCGCTTGGGCATCAAGATACTCCTTTCTGATGATCGACTACGCGCTCATTATACCACGCGCGCGTCGGGTTGTCAAGCCGCAAAATCGCAGCGAAAATCTCGAAAATTGGGTATTGACAAACGGCGCGGGGTGTGGTATAGTATAGTCACAGTAAATCAACACCACTTCACAGGAGGTAACCAAAATGCAGAACTATCGAATTTGGGAAGGCGAGCGAACGTTTCTACCCGGCGACGACGCCGGCAAGTACACCGTTGTCGAGATTGTCGCCGAGGATATCGGATGGTTCATTGAATTACCAGATGAAGGCTTGTTGGGAAAAACATACAGCGTCTACCGCACTGAAAGTGAGATCATCATCCACGTGGTTCAGGAAGCCGGTCTCGGCGACCCCAAATACGGCTCAATTCACCGATACCGCGATCTGAGTGAGGCGGCGGCAGACGGCTTCGAACAGGTGTTGAAGGAGATGCGGCTCATCTAATCGACAACCCGATCCAACCCCGCGCATCACAAGCGCGGGGTTTTCTTTTCCCCGCCGTCGCCAAGCCCGCGCTGCCGTCACAACACATCATTCTCTTTTATTTCTATACGGTGTTGTGACACTGCTGAACAAACAGAAACCGCCGGACGCGCGTCCGGCGGTTCTGGCGTCTGCGTCGGGGGCTAGTTGTGTTTGACGAACGGGGTGACGGCGAAGGTGTAACCCCACTGGTCGCCGAACGCCAGCCATCCGCTACTGTTCCTCCGCACACTCAGGCGGGAGTTCTTCCCGAACAGCCGCAGCCCGCGCCGCAACTGGGCGACGCTGTACCACTGTGCGTCGTTGTCGGTCTTCGGACGGAAGAGTTCTTCCCCACCGCGGGGGTCTTCCACCAACGCGACGTACTCTTTCGCGTTGGCTTCTTTGACCGTCTTCATTTTGGGGTTTTCGACAAGGTTCACCCATCCCCGCCCCTCGTCGGTCAACGTTGCGAGCATCCGCGCGACCGGCGCTCGCGGGCAATAGAACTCCAACTCAATCTCTCGATACCCACCCGCCACCTCTGCGCCAAGCTGCTCGTCGTACCGCGTGGTCTGCGCGGTCGCGGTCACGCGGTTCCCAACAACGGCGACGCTTCCGATCCACGTCGCCTCCGCCAGCGCCTCAAGCACCTTCGCGGCTTTCGGCGAGATCGCGCCTTCGCCGCGCATAAACACTACGTCGAACTTCTTGGCGACCAGCATTACGCCGTCGGTCGCCGCCATCACGCCGTCTGCGACGTGAATGCCGGGGAACGGCGTCGCTTGAATGTCGATGGCGGTGCGCAGAAAGTGAGCAAGTTCGCTGCTGGGCATAGTCATTTCCCTTCTGTGTCGGTCAAAACCCGCGCTCCACAACGTCACCCCGCACCGCTAACCCGCCAGCGCCCACACACAGCGCGCCAGCGCTTCCGCCAGCGACGCCGCGTCTGTCTCGTATTGCGCCAGCGTCCCCAGCGCGCCGTCCCAGTGTACGACCTCGACGCGCCAGTTGCCCGCGCGTCGTTCGATCTCAACACAGACGACGCGCGGCAGCGCAAACAGCGCGTCGAGCGGCTTGTATGCGGCGGGAGCGACATCAAGCGCGAGTACGCCGATTGCGTCGCTCGCGCGGTCAACGTTGATGATCCGGTCGCACTCGCCCGGCTCGGTGAGGACGGCGCAGATAGAGTGCGGATGTCGTTCAAACTGGAGTTTCACCGCTTGTCTCCTCAACAAAAACGAAGGGGCGATCCGGCGAACCGGAACGCCCCGAACTGCTACCGACCGTCAACCTCGTCGAGTGTGAGCGTTGGGTGGGGGATGAACCCAGCCTGCTCAAGTTCCCACCAGAACCGCCCCTCTGCATCAGCCGGAGTGGGGAAGACAAAGACCTCCGAGATTTCCGGCTCGTTCTCCCAGCGGCTCCATCGCCGTTGATGAACAATAAATCGACCGTCAGATGCGTGGTAGAACGAGGTCTCTACACCGCGCGCGTCGTATTCTTCCCACACCCCGCCGACGCGCTCGGCGTCAACCTCGATGAATTCACCGCTCACAAACTCATCTCCGAGAAGGACGCGCCGGGTTCCCCTGAAGAGTTGGATTGTAGCCATAGTTGTTACACTCCCTTCTGTCAGCGAAATCGATTACGCTCATATCCTACCACACCCCGCGCCGTTTGTCAAGTGGGAAGTTCGCCGGATTTTCCGCGAAATTGGTGTTTGACAAATCGCGGCGTATGCGGTATAGTAGAGACGTAATCAATAACCACACATCAAGGAGGAGTAAAATGAAGACCTACCAAGTCTGGACGGGTACAAGGAACTGGCAGGACATCGACACCGACAGCGAAGTTATCATCTTTGAAGGCGAGGAGTTGGGGGTTTGGAGAAACGATTTAGGCGACCACGGCGTTACCTATACCATATACCATACAGAAGAGGGGGTGCTAATCCACGAGTACGAGTGGATAGACAACCTCGATGAGGATCGGCGAGGTACGGTGTACGAGTTCGAAACGCTAGAAGACGCAGCACGTGAGTTCCGATACGTCCTCAAGGCGGCAGGCGTTATTGAGTAAGCGCCCAACCCCGCCGAAGCCCCGCGCCTGTGAGGTGTGGGGCTTTTCGTTTGTCTACGCAGGTCGGATTTCTTCAAAATTGGGGCTTGACAACCGGCGGGAAGTGCGGTATAGTAGAGACGTAAACGATAAACACACATCAAGAAAGGACGGTACACAAATGGCAACAATCTCTATCTGGCGCGGGTTCCGCAGTTTCACCGGCGACAGCAATTACGAGGTCGTCACCTTCAACGGGTCGGAAATCGGCTCAGTGCGGTTCAATATCGACGGGGACGACATCCAGTACCGAGTGTTCCGCGACGAGGACGATAACGTCATCGTCTTCTTTGTTGAGCGGCGCGGGTACGATTGCACCGCAGAGGTGTACGAATATAGCAGCCTCGAAGAAGCAAAAGAACACTACGCATTCATCCTTCGCAAGGCGCGCGTCATCTAGACGACCCGCCGCAACCCGTCAAGCCCCGTCCGGCAACGGACGGGGCTTCTTATTTTCCCTTACACTTCCCGCAATGTCCGTACCGCAGCGCAGCCGCGTACTGCTGCTGCTTCGCCAGCGCCGCACCGCAGTGCGGGCACCGGTACGACGCAGTGCGCTGCGTATGCGCCGTATGCGTATCCGTATGCGCCGTATGCTGCGCCGTATGCGTATCCGTATGCGCCGTATGCTGCGCCGTATGCGACGCATCCGGTTGCGGATGCGAACCGCTGTGCGTATGCAGCAACGTCGCAAGCGTATACGCCAGCGTCGCCAGCGGTGCGCTCTCCAGCACCGACAGCGCCAGCAGCAACCAGTCGAACGTTGCGAGAAACTGCGCCGCGCCGCTCAACCCCGCCGGAACGCGCGCGGCGTAGTCGGCGAGGACGTTGAGCGTGATCGCGGTGAGCACCGCCGCCCGCGCCACGCGCGACGCCAGGCGCTGGCGTCGCTGGTCTGCGAACGCCGCAAACGCCAGCGACAGATACGCCAACTCTATTCCGACCGCCGCCAGCCAGCCCGCGAGGTCGCCGCGCGTCGGCGCGAGCGCGCGCTGGACGCCCAGCGCGGACGGGGCGCTCAGCAGCAGCGCTGAAAACGTTGCGAGAATGCGGAACTTCACGAGTACATCTCCTTTACCGTCACAACACGCATTCTTCTTTTATTTCTATAGCGTGTTGTGACAGCCGCCCGCCTAAGTGTCGCAGAAGCCCTCTTCGCAAAAATCACTCTGATCCGACAGCGTATCCGCCTTCAGCACTACAATCTCGTCTTTCCCCCGCGCCCGCCGCTCATCGTTGATCCGACGCTCCAACACCGCCGCCATCTCACGCAACATCGGGTACTGCTTGAGCAGTTCCGCCTGGCTGCGCGCCGATCGGTACGGGCAGAACCAGCACGACGATTTCGGCGGCGTTGCAAGCCCGGCGCGTTCGAGGATCGCGCGGCAGTCGTTGCGGGTCAGACGCTCATCAACGAGCGGGTAGACGTTCTCAATACGCTTGAAGCCGGAATCGCGCATCCGGTAAAACTCGTCAACGCTGATCCCCAGCATCAGACGTATCTTTTCACGCTTGTACTTGTCGTACAGATAACGTCGGATTGGCTCGACTTTATACTGTCTGGTGCACTGGCGCTTCAACATAAACGATCCGTCAGCCGCGCGCCACGGCGCGGGCGTGAACGCCGGACGCGCAAGCATATCCCCGTACAGATCGCGCTGTAGGATTGTTATGCCGCGCCGGTGCGTTTCCCACAACCAGTTCGCGAAGTATTTGACATACTCGCGCGTGTTTGGCGCTTCGGCATCCAGCAGATCGACGTGAACGATCTCGTCAATCTGCCACCCGCGCTGCATTGCGAGTACGACCAGCGCCGTACTTTGAACTCCGCCGCCGTATGAGATCACCGTTCGCACAATACGCCCCCCTCGCCAGCCCCCGCGACCAACGCGGGCAGCGTGTATACCTCGGCGACATCTACCCCGTCGTCGAGGAGGGATAACCGCATCTGATGCACCGCAACGCGCCCGTCCTCGGTGCGGTAGAGGACGCACCGCTCTACCCACTCGTCCGCGCGCGCCACATCAACGACGGCGAGAAACTCGCCGACAAACCGGACACACTGCGTACTCCGAAACGTGTTTCCTCGAATGCCGCCCCAGAGTTCGATCTCTTCCATTTCTCATCTCCTTTTTCAGTCCACAACCGCCAACCGCGCCGCGCGCGCCCAGTCGCCGTTACGAAACCGCAGCCCTAACGCCCGCGCCTGCTCTCGACTGACGCCCGCGCGCTGAAGCGCCGCCAGCGCCGCGAGCAGCGCATCGTCCCCGCCGTCCCCGTCCCCGCGCTCGGAAAAATCCCCGATTTCGGCGTTTTTCGCGGGTTTGGGACGGTCGGGGACGGGGACGGAAGAAACCCGTCCCGGCGCATTCTGAAGCCTTGGGACGGGGCTACCCCCGTCCCCTGGCTCTGTGACGCCTTGGGACGGCGCGGTTTCGTCCCAGCGCTTGCTGACGCCCTGGGACGGGGGCTGACCCGTCCCCGCGCTTGCTGACGCCAAATCCGCCCCCTCGTTCCGTCCCAGAGCATCAGAAAGCGTCGGGACGGGCATCTGCGCATCAGTTGTCACAACATCTGCTTCTCTTTTATTTATACGCGGTGTTGTGACAGCGCTTGAGAGCAGCGTCTCCAGCAACGCCGCATCGTTGCGCGCGTTGACGAGTTGATCAAAGTCCCCGACGAGCGCGGGCGTGCGGACGAGAAACTGCTCGTTGTTGTGACGCACCACAAACAACCCGCGCTCGCCGGGCGGCGGCGGCAACTGCGACGGTCGGTAGAGCAGCGCCTTCGGATCGCGCATCCCCAGCGCCGGGGCGTCTTGACTGCCGTCGATGAGCGCCCCGGCGATCAGCGTTGAGAGGTTCATTCGCCACTCCAACCGTTTGCCCGTCGGCGTCTGCATCGAGACGATCACTCTGATCCCCAACGCCCGCGCTTTGCTGACCAGCGCGATCAGCAAACGTTCGGTCTCGTCAACCACATCGATGATGTCGGTTGCGAGTACGACCAGCAACGGCAGCGGATCGGGCGCGGTCTGGTTGTACTCCTCGACGCTGCGCACCCCGGCGCTCAACAGCAATCCGAACCGACGCTTCGCCTCTTCGTTGATTGCACCGATCGCGCTCAGTATCCGCTGCTGCCCATCGTCGCCGTAGCCACCCGCGGGAGGAAACAACATCTGCGGCAGCCGCGCGAGGTTGGGCGTCAACCAGTCGCCCTTGCCGTCCAGTATCGCCCAGCGCACCCCGCGCTCGTTCAGCAGCGCGGCGAACCACAGCCGCAGAAGGTGGTCTTTGCCGCAGCCGCTGGTTCCGTACAGCCCGATGTGGAGCGCGTCGCTGCCGAGGTTGAGCCAGCGGAACGCGCCGGTCTGGTCAACACCCAGCGGGACGGCGTACCGCGCCGGGCGCGGGTCGGTCGGGTTGAACAGTGATGCGGGGGGAAGCGTCACAACATCATCTTCTCTTTTATTTCTATACGGTGTTGTGACGGCGGGCGTATGTGCTGCGACGCCCGCGCCCGCACCGGCGGGCGCTTGCTCATCAACCGTCACAACAGTATCTTCTTCTTTATTTATACGCGGTGTTGTGACACCCTCGCCGCCGGGCTTCGGCAGCCAGCCGCGCTGTTCGAGTTGCCGCTCGACCCGGTACGCGGCGTCGTTCAATGCGTGATAGACGCGCACCGCCGCCTCGCGGTTGGTCGCCGCCGCCAGCGCGAGGAACGCGAAGACGCCGGCAATCGGATCAACGCTGAACGCCAGCGCGACGCCGAACAGCATTAGAAACACCGTTTTGCCGCTGACGTTCACCGTCCGCCTCCTCCTCCTCCGCCGGGCGCTCTGACATTCGCCGCGAGCAGCAGCGCCGTTACTGCGCACAGAATGGCGAGGAACTCAAACGCGAACGACGCCGCAAACGTCCAGCCGATTTTTGCCATCACCACCGCCGCGCCTTGCAGCGCGCCCGGCAACGGCGCAAACAACCCGCCGCGCTGCCATACCTCCACCAACGCGACCGCCTCGCCGAAGTCGGTGACAATATCGAAGAAAATGAAGAAATACACCATCCACTGCAACGCTTTGATGTCCCGCTGCACCAGCCCGACCGTCGCCAACTCGATCAGCGTTGGCAGCAGCGTGAGGAACAGCGCGAACAGCGTCAGCCATTCCGCACCCGTCGCCAGTACGTCCGCCGCAATCGGCTGGATGAACCGCCACGTCGGTACGAGGTCGTAGCGGTACGCAAGCGCGCCGAACACATACGCGAGGATGAAGAAACACGCCGACGCCACGCCCGCCGGAACCCCGCGCACCCCGCGCGCCCAGTCCACCGCACGCTTGAGATTGTCGCTGAGGTCGAGCGCACTCAGCAGACCGTCGGCGACGTTGCTGTTGACGAGGGCGAGGATGACGCCCCCCGCGATGATCCAGGCGATAATATCACTCATAGAGCGTCCACCCCCTCTTGCCGCGCACCCAGCGCTCAACGAGGTACGCCCCCTCCGGCGCTTCACGCCCGGCGACGTAGCCTAATTTCCCGTCTACGTCGTAGATGACGAACGCCCCCGCCGCGCGCACCGCAACGTCGCGCTTCGCGGCGCGCTCAAACCGACCGACCGCGCGCGTCCACTCCTCCAGTTCTTGATGCGGAATAGGCTCAATCTTCCACCACATTTTCGCCTTCCTTTCTCATCTTTCGCAGCGTCTTCCTCAGACGCTCCGCTTCCAGCGCCGGCATCACCCAACGCGGGCGTTTTCGGGTTGCTCCCGCGCACGCCAGCAGTACCGCAACCCTCACCGCCTGAAGGCGGCGAAAGGCGGTGAACTTCCGGTAGAGACGATACATACTCTTGTTCATTTTCTCTCCAGCTCCTTCGCCAGCATCTGCACCACCGTCTCGTGCACGTACCCCCACCGCAAACACACCGCCGCCAGATCGCGGTACGGCTGGCGCAGCCGTTTCGCCGCCGCGTGGAGATCGATGTAGACGGTCTGTACGTTCTCGTCCAGACGCCAGCACAGCCCGAGACGCGCTTCCGGCGCTGCGCCGGGATCGATATACATCTCCCCAACCGCTGCGTTCTTGTTGATCTCCAAAATGTGATAGCGCAGAAAATATCTGATGAACGTCGGGCGATACCCGACGTGCAACATCAACGCCGCGACCGCCCGCGCGTCGGTGCGCAACTTGATGCGCGTCCAGCGTAGCAGCCGCGTCTCGTCTAATTCCGCGCCGCGCAGTCGCGCTGCGAAGAACGACATCGCGGCGCGCAGATCGTCATCACGCATCGCCGTCCCCTTTGTTCTTCCCGACGAGTTCATCAAGCACGCGGCGCGGCATCATCACCCACTCCCGATCCACCCGCGCGCCGTTTTCTGTACGCGCGGGAACGTCGTCACCGAAGACCAGAACGAACAGCGGTATACGCTCAAAGCGCGCGGCGCGGTCGATTGTCTGAAGCAATGCGTCGAGCGTCGGTTTGGTCAACATCTTTCGCCTCGCTTTCACTTCTACCGCGAAACCGGGTTCGTTGCCTACGAACCCGTCAACGCCGAAGCGCGTCAAGTGCCCCACGCGCCCGGTCGACGACAAAAGGCGGGAGAGCGACGGATCGCTCACCCGCCCAAAGATGGCTTGCAACGCCTTGACTGCCTCGCGCTCCTTTCTCTTCCAACGAGGTTCGGATTTAGAACGGAACGTCTTCATCTTCTTTTGTCCTCCGCTGGCGCGTTCGGCGGGCGGGGGCGATGTGGACAATCTCGCACCATCCTGATGGTTTGGTCTCGATTGTCAACTGGTACTCCCGCCCCACCGCCTCTTGAACGAACTCCTCGGCGCGCTCCAATTGCGCGTCGGTCATCACCGATACGCCGTACAGCGCCGCCAGAACCCGGTAGAGATTCGTAACTTTACCACTCTTGCCCGGGTGTGACAGCCTCGCCGGTTTGCGCACCCACTTTGAGACGCGCAGCGGATTCCCGTCATCGTCCTCCACCTCGAACTCAAACACGAACACGTCTTCGTAGGTCGGTTCTGGGCTAAGCCTCGTCTCAAACGTCGGACGCTGGCGCTCTTTGACGCCGAGGAAACGCCCGATGTACGCGCCGTTCAATTCCGGTCGCTCGCTGTGATTGCCGTTGCTGATCAGTTCCTTGAACATTTCCGTTTCCTTTCTATCACTTCGGCGCTCTCGCCTTAGTCAGCAGTATACGCTAGAACGCCCGACTTGTCAAGCGGGTCACATCGTTTGCGGAACGGACACCACCGGCATTCTTCCGTCCCCCACGCCGTCGCTTCGGCGATGTACCCCTCCAGCGCCAGCGATTGCAGTCGCAGCGCCTTATAGAGCAGAGCCTCGGCGCGGGCGCGGTCGATCTCGAAGCGCATCTCTTCCATTTCGCCGGTGTCTCTATTGACCAACAGTACGACGCCGGTCTGCGCCTCGACCAGCGCGGCGTAGACGCTGATCTGGTCAACGTATTCTTCCAGTTTCGACCGCGACGCCCACTCCTTTGCGCTGACGGTTTTGATGTCGATCACCGTCAGCGTGTTGTCCTCTTCGATGAGCAGCGCGTCAATCCGCCCGGAGACCGCGCCGCTCACCACCCGCACCTCTGTTTCAACGCGCCCCGGAAACGCCTCAACCAGCAGCGCCTCAAGGTGCGCGTGGATCGCGTCGCCCAGCAGCGCAGACGGGCTATCTGAGCGCGGCGCGTCCGGCTCGCAGCCTAACAGCGCGAAGGTGATGCGCCGGTCGCAGCCGGAAATCTCGCTCGCGTACACCCGATCCCGCGCCGCGACCGGGCGGCGCTTCGCAGAAACGACGCTGCGGATGGCGTCAACGAGCGGTTGCGGTTTCTGGATTTTGACGCCAAAAAATGATGTCATCAGTACTTCCTCCAGTTCTTCGATATCGGGTTCGCTTCGACCGCAGGCGGGCAGCGCTGCATATACCGCTGCGCCGCGTCAAGCATTACTTGCTCCAACCAGCGCTGTGCGTCTTCTTCCGACAACGACGCGGGGACAATCGCCAGCGCCTCATCATAGATCGGCGCGACGATCATTCGTTCGATCCCTAACGTCGCCTCCACAGTTCCCTCGCGTGGCGCGCAGAGACGGAAGGCGTCTGACATTGCTTGCGCCATAATGACCGCGTTCCCGCCCTGGCAAGGATGGTTCATCGCCTGGCGTTGGATCGCGCCGCGCTCGCGCCAGACGCGCTTCTCATCAGCGCGGTTGGCGGCGGGCGTCGGCAGCGTAAACCAGCGCCGCAAGCCGGCATACGTTGTGATAGAGCCGATACTCGACCCGTCGGCGC